AGAAGTATCAGAATACAGAGTGTCCTGCAAACTTCCTGGACGCGTAGTAGAACTCCGCGTTCAGGAAGTTCTCGGGTTCGAGACGGTGGCCGCGTTCCATCGGCGGTTCACCGTCCGCTGGTTCGGCCCACAGTTCCGCTAGGAACTTCCAGAAGTCCACGCCGACCTTAAGCCGTTTGTTCTTGGTTTCGGCGTCCACGATCTTCTCATCGTAGTTCTGGGCCTTCGTGTAATACTCGTTGGCTTTGTCTGGCGTCTTCGCCTTCTTCGCTTGTTCCAACGCCTTGTCTCGGTACTCTTTGAGTTTCTCTACGTCGGTCTGAGCGTAGTGTTCCAAGGCGAGTCCGCCGCTTTTGGTGCCGGTGATACGGCCCACTCGTTCGTTGAGCCATGCCTCTGTTTCGTGGGCTTGTGATACATTGATGATTTTCATTGATGTTGTCCTTTCGGTTGGGTGTGGGCGGGTGATGAGTCCCCCCACACGTCTTCACTGATGGAATATGCTGGGGAATAAACAATCGAAGCCGGCAGACGCGACTAGCGCAATCCGCCGCAAATGTCTTTCACTCCGGCAAGATAGTCCAATTCGCCCTCGAAATCATGTGCATCCTCCGAGAGCTTATCAAGACAGCTCTCATCCGCATAATGCGAGAAGTCAACGCAAAGAGGGAAATTGGGATCGATACCCACATAGCATGCCGTGCCATCCGCGAAAACCACCTTGATAGTGTCCTCGGGACGTATATCGGATACCATTTCCGTATCCTTGACATTCAACCCGTGATTGTAGATATCTAGGGAAAGCTGATGAAGGTCAATCTCACAGATTGGGTATGCGCTCCGGTCGAGATCGACAACAAGTACCTTCAGCCTCGGCTGAGGCTCGCAATAGCTGTAGTCTCCCCTCCCGGCCGCCATGTCGAGGGCCTGTCCGATGCAGTAATCGACGTCATCCACGATGTAGGCGAGCTCCGGTTCACTGACGGTCTCCAGCCCGCCGATCTCAAAGAAGTCGGCCGACTGGTCGGGCCTGTACTGTGAGTTCTCCTCATCCCACTCACGGATAGAGATTTCAACTGCCTTGTTGTTGTCAATAAGCCTAATCATTTTGGTTTGTCCTTCCTTGGGGTATAAGCTCAAGCCGTTTGCTTGATATATATAATATATCACATGTGGTGGGATTAGGCAATCAGCAACACGCGGAGACATGTCCCAATGGCCTAGTCGGACGTGGATAATCAACGGTGATTTATGGGCGTGACTGATAGGCTCACGCCCGAAACCCCGAAACAAGTCAGCGCATACGCTTGCGATTAGGACAATTGGGATAGTCGATAGCCCGACACTGTAGGGCTTCTTCCATTTCCAAACGACGCGCATTGCTGCACAAGAAACACGCCTCAGCGGTATTGCGACACTCTTCGCGCCACAATGCATCAGCACGTTTCGGATTATCACAGTCGCTCTCGGCGATAAAACAGCGCAAGGCGCTCTCACGGCAACGTTCGGCCTCATCCCGCAGCTTGCGGGAGTCTGGCGTCACAGGAAAACCGTAGTACGGGTAACGTTGATCGATGGGGCACTTATCACACATGACTTGCCTCTCAGTGTTCCCGCGCGTACCGGCTGATAACACACTCCGCCTGTCTGAGGGCACGCGCCTGCAAGTCAAGCATAGGCTCTCCACGGAACGCCATGCTTGCATCATGACCATCAGCCATGTACCGGCGCAATTCGGACGGGGTAAAGAACCGGGCGGCGATATCCACGTTGTACACGAGAGCGCGCCCGCCGTAACTGTATTCCCGCCAATTGTCCGCGCCGTTCAGCAACAGCGCGCGACGCGATCCGAAGTGGTCGGGAAGAACCGTTTCGGGCATGTCGAGCGAATCAAGCAATGCCAGCGCGGTATCCTTCACGCCATGATCCCACTTGCTGCGGGGCTTGAACTCGGCTTCGATATTCTTGTAGGTCTCATTAACGGTATACATTTTGACACTCCATTTCAGCCCCCCTTGCTGGAATAAGAGGGCTTATAAATCGGTTTGTTTTAAGCAAAACTCCAAAAGTGCGCAAACGCGAAATGCCACTCACATTTGGTTAACGGCGTTCATCAGACTGTTCAGGTCGGTTTGCGTGAGTCCACGCCATCCCCTGACCTGACGGTTCAGAGTACCGTTGATAAACTCGCCGCGCGTTTCCGATGGGATGTTGTGTGCGTTCAGTGCCTTGACCAGATCGGCGTACTGTTCGGCGCTGATCGCACGGTCTGCGGTCTCGTAACGCTGCTTGGCATACGCGCCGTCGTCGTCCTTATCGGGGAAGATGCCCAACACCGCGTAGAGACTGTAGCGGCGGGCGTAAGTGATCGCGCTGCCTACCTGCTGCGGGTCGCCGGTCACGAAGAACGGATAGGAGCAGACCACCATCTGGTCTGTATCATCGAAAATGATGGTTTCCACTGTTCCGATGGCCTGTCGCGTTTCTCCCGTGTTGTCGAACGTGACGCGCTGGCTGAATGCCAGACCGTACTTCGCGAAAACCGGTTTGATGGTTTTGAGTATCGTGGCGAGGTTGAGATACTTGTAAGTCCGGTTGCCTGCCTGTGCGGTTTCGTCGGTGACGAAGTTGGGGACTTCGTTGAGAACTTGCATGAACTTGTTGCTGAGATTGTTGGTTGCCATTTCAGTGTTCCTTTCTGATAGTGTGATGATATATAAAGTATATCACATGTTGCGTGATATTACAAATGTGATTACTTGAGTTTGTGGACTAGGACGCCCTGAATGGCGGGATAACGCCAACTAGGACGCTAGGACACTAGGACATGCATTAACTCAGATTGGCCACGCCTCGCCGTTCGTCAAATACACATTATCCGCGTCCCCGTTATCGAACTGGGCACCCAAAAGCCCGTCCAGCATTGGCATCCCGCCGAGATTGTACGCCTCAACGAAGAATCCGAGGCGGGTCGGCTGGTTTCCTTCAAGCACGTACATGGTGCTCGCCCACTCGGTTTTCCCGTTACGTTCCTCATAGTCCCGGAATGCTTGCTCGTACATGTCGGCGTCAACGTATCCGTAATCTCCGATACGCCAAATATCGTCCGTCTCGGTGTATGTGTCGAAGTCGCGGCATTTGGGGATTAGACTGGTGTCGATGCTGTTAATCATGTCGCGGGCCTGTTCGACGGTGAGATTTCTAACTGTTTCCATTGTTACCTCCTTGGGTATATCTCAAGCCTTATCGCTTGATATATCCATTATATCATTATTGGTCTGTTGGGACAAGTTCGGCACGCCATCGCCGCCGTCATTGGAAAAGAACTCACGCTCCAGCGCCTCCACGCCACCGGTGGCACCCCAATACGCACGCCTCGCACGCAGAACGGTCGCCACGTCGGCGGACATGGAATCGGGAAGCCTATTGACCATCCAATTCGTTAACTTGGCTTCGCTGCGTTGCTCCGGCTTCTGGGCCCTCCAATTAATCGGGTTGGCCAGCCACACGGGCAGAGTACGCACATACTGCAACGGTGTACCCTCGCACGATTCCACGAAACGCTTCGCCGCCCTCATAAGCGCGTCGGCACCAACCTCATCAAACGCCTGATTGAAGCATCTGAGGAATTCGTTCGAGACCCTGCACTTCTTAGGCCACAACTCCATAAGCGACTTGAGGGTATTCACCGAATGGCAGGTGACTGTGATTTTTTCTTTGTCGCGCGAGTATTGTTCTTGGGTTTTGTTCTCTTGGGTATTGTTCGTCAAAACCTCGTTTTGGGGTGGGTCAAAAGCAGGTTTTGGGGGGTCAAAAGCAGGTTTTGGGGTCGGTACATGGTCATAACCCTGTTTTGGGGTGGGCTTCCACAGCGATACGTGATACCGGTTGGCTCTGCCATCGGACTTGACCCGTCGAATGTACCCCAATTGTTCCAGCACGTTGAGGCTCTTGGATACCGTGGGCTGTGAGCAACGCGCGATCTTCGCCAGCCGCTCCAAGCTGGGCCAGCATACGCCGGTGTTGTCGGCGTGACGTATCAGCGCCATATACACCAGCAGGTCGTAGCCGCCCAACCGGTCATCATCCACCGCCCAATTCGGCAACATCGAAAAACCCGAGTTCTGTGTTATACTCGTATCGGACACGTTTCCGCCTTTCTGTTAGCGCCTTTCTTCCGTTCTTCCGGGGAAGGCGCTTACTTTATTCCTGTTCCTATCTTATTTGATGTGGTGCGCCCGGTTCCAGTGCGCATATATATATTATATAGCTAGCACATGCTACTTGCAATCAATAATAATCTGATGTATATTTAAATCATGTACGCTAAAGACTACACCGCAACGACGGAGCAGTACGCGGAACGCTGGCACCTCAACATCCAGACGGTCCGCAGATACTGCCGTGAGAAACGACTGCCATACATCAAGGTAGGCAACCGCTACTACTTCAACCCCGACATCACACCACTACCCATAGGAGAAACAATCAACGATGAATGACCCAAGAATCACACTACCGCTCGCACGCTTGGCGGCAGACCCCGAACGCAAACAAACCCGCAACGGCACCCCCTACATGCTTATCCGAGTCGCCGCCACAGGCGGACACATAGACAAAGGCACAAAGCAGTGGGTGGATCACGACACCATGTGGGCGACCATCTTCGAATATGACCTGAGACTTGCCGAAACCTACGAACGCATGCTACGCAAGGGCACCCCTGTCCGCGTCGAAGGCGTCCTCAAATGGAAGACCGGCACCGACAACCAAGGGCAGCCGCGCACCGACTTCATCATCGAACACGCGACCATCAGCCTCGCCATGCTCAAGGCGAAGAACCAGCAGACTCAGCAAGACCAGCAGACCGGCAACCAGTGGACGGGAACCGACACGTTCGGCCCGACCAACTCGCTCAACCAGACCGACAACGAATGGGACGTGTACTAATGGCAAGGAACGTGACCCAGAAAGATCAGACGCTCAACGAGATCATCGACTGGTGTGAACAGTTAGAAGTGGAAGGCCTGAGACTGGCGAGCGCTCTTCTGAGGCAGCATGACATGGCCGCATACGGTGTCGTGAAGGGACAAATCAACGCATACGAAAAGACAGCCGACCACTGCCGTTCCATGCTCGGCTACAGCGGCTCCATGCCGTCCGAGTTGCCTAATCAAAACGAGAATACGAAATGACGATTGACGAACTGCATGATTACTGCCGTTACCTCTTAGACAAGAACCATGTGCATGGCGTGCCTGACAAGTGGAGCGAAGGCTACGAGTTCGCGCTCAGCCGTGTCATGTTCAAGTGCCATGAGGGATTAACAGACGAAGACCGCAAGGCTGTAGCCGACTGGCGTGAAAAACATTGGAAGGACACGAAATGAGCAGGGCAATCCGATATGTCGAGTGCACCCACTGCGGCGAGACGGTGGGCACATATTACGTGACCTGCCCGTACTGCGGATACAGGCTGGCCGTGCACAGTCTGCCACCAAGGGAGAAATGTACGGACTAACCCAAGTCACCACCGATTGAAAGGAATTACCATGACCCGCTATCTCGTAACGGACCAACAACTGCGTCAAGCAATACACTCGGCCATAAGAGCTCTGGACCTTAGCAAGCAAGATGAGCATTACACCATCGAATCAACTGCCGAAGTCTCCTATAAAGTCCTAGAATTATTGGACTCATCGAAGACCACCGAATCGGAACAAACCGAGAATCCCAAACAGGATGCTGGCCGTGAAATCGATACGAGCGAGTACCCATTTATCCAACTAGAGGCAGACGAACTCGTCCGGATGATCTGTGACGCCTACCAAACCGGCGTATTTTCAGGAAAGGAGCAATCATGAAATTCACGAAACGCGCATACGTCAAAGTGTGGCAGAACTGCCCCATAGACGACCGCGAAGACACCACCATAACCCTCCTAGACTACGAGGACGCGAACGAACTCAACAGTATCCCGGTAGCTCTCCTATACCTGCTGGAGTGCCATGCGTTCGTCGACAGTATGGACGAATTCAACACTCTCGAATGCTGCCTTACAGCCGAATCGTTCGATCTCATAGGCTTCGTCAAAACCTACCGAGACATGCTCAGCAAAACCGGCGACTTCTGGACACCGATGAAATTCATCACCGCAAGCCCGAAACCCGTGGACGGTATCCCACCCGTCTCGTACTGCCCACGATGCGGAGCGTTGATCTGGCCGGACACCACACAACGCTGCATCAACGGACAACCCGAAAACGACGCCGAATATTACCGACGAATCCTCGAAATCTACAAGAACAACCCAGACCCGCTCTTCTGCCACAATTGCGGGCAACGCTTCAAATACGTCGGCCAAGACCAACTAGCCTACAAGCACCAAAGCAACCGCGCCGACATCCTACGCACCCTCAAACTCAAGGCGGAAACCCAACCAACGTTCGATCTGGCAGAGGCCAACCAATGATCGGCGAACCATTATCGTTCAGCCTGTTCATCCCCGGCATCCCCGCCAGTAAAGGCTCCTACCGTCCAATCACCGGCAGGAGCCGAACCACAGGCAAACCCGTAACCCGCCTCATACCAATGGACAAGAAGGAACGCCCGTGGCGCGACCACGTGCGCGACACCATCCTCAGCCACAAACACCCAACCATCCCACCCAACTCATATATCAAAATAGAAACCACGTTCTACCTGCCACGCCCCAAAACCATCCCACCCCACAAACGCAAACACCCCACAGTCAAACCCGATATAGACAAACTCCAACGCGCCCTATACGACGCCATCACCGAAACACACATCTGGCACGACGACTGTCAGATAACCGACGTAACCAGCCACAAACGATACGCCGATAACACCACCACCGGCGTATTCGTCACAATCACATGGGAGCCGAACCAATGAAAAAACCAAGCGAATTCGAATACTTCCGCAACACCGACAAGCCGGAAAAAAACACAACCAGCTACAAAATAGGCCGCATCCTCGGCATCCTGCTACTTACCCTAGCAGTCCTACTCACCACCACCGGCACCATAGCCCTACTCAAACTCCTGATAACCTACATCCTCGCGTAAGGAACCATCATGCCTCTCAGCCAACACAAAACCGAACTAGCCCTCCAATGGCACCGCAAACACTACAACACCGAATACATCGCCCAACTACTCAACACCACCCCAGAAGAAATACAAACCATCATCAACCAACACCAGCAACAAACTAAACCCAAGAAAGCATAAAATACTCCTTATGAGCAACGTAACCCGAGACACACACGGACGAATCACCGGAGGCGTGAACAACCCAACAGGTAAAGGCGGCTTCCAAGAACGCCCACAAGACCGAGGCTCATGGACAAAAGATACCAGTCCCACCCGGTGGATACGCGAATACGGGAAACTCTCTGCAAAGGAATTTACTGCGAAAGCGAAAGACCCCAGTCTGACCATGGTGCAGCGTATCGCGATCAAGCATATTGCTGACGCGGAGAAAAACCCGAAGGTCGCGGCCGATCTGATCGACCGTTTGGACGGTAAGCCGCACCAGTCCACTGACGTTAATGTGACCGGCTATGAGCCGCCGCGCATCGTGTTGGAACCGTTTGACGATAATCCCGATAACAAGAAAGACGGTGAATAATGACGAAACCACGTTTGCAAGTCCAGACTATGAAGACCAGCGCCCTGATCCCATACGCTAGGAACGCAAAACAGCATCCAGAAGAGCAAGTGGCGCAGATCGCGGCCAGTATCCGTGAGTTCGGTATGAACGATCCGGTAGCCGTCTGGCATGACAAGGACGGTACGCCGGTCATCGTGGAAGGACACGGCAGGGTACTCGCCTTGCAGAAACTCAATATCGAGGAATGCCCGGTCATCTGCCTTGATGACCTGACCGACTCGCAACGCCGCGCCTACACCCTGATTCACAATCAGCTCACCATGAACACCGGGTGGGACGCGGACATTCTCAGTGTGGAACTGGAAGACCTCACGGCTGACTTCGATATGGACTTCTACGGGTTTGACCTGCCAACACTTGACGCGCAAGACCCAGACAGTGCCGAAGAACTGGACGATATCGACGATAAGCACGCCATTCAAGTCAACGTGGACGATGAAAACGAACTTGAAACCGTGTTCAACAAGCTCGTACAGGAAGGATATTCATGCAAGATCATAACCATCTGAAAATCGATATCACTCGGAGCAGCACGCCGCCGGTAGACAACTTCCGTGTTAACGCCATCCGCTCCGACTACGATTACACGGTTCCCGAAGTCACAGAGCATTTCACCGGTGAGATAGTCCTTCCTGATGACTGGCAGATAGGCGTCATCGTCGGAGCTAGCGGAACCGGTAAAACCACTATCGCCAGAGAACTTTTCGGCGACTGCTTCACCCCGCTGCCGGAGCAGCGTAATCCCAGCGTGATAATGGACATGCCTCAAGGCCACTCTGTCAGCGAGATAACACGTATGTTCACCTCGCTTGGTTTCTCCAGTGTCCCGTCATGGCTGAAACCCTATACCGTACTGAGCAACGGGGAGAAGATGCGTGCTGATCTGGCATACACCCTGCTTTCCGCGACCACGGATAATCCCGTGGCCTATGACGAGTTCACCAGCGTGGTTGACCGGGACGTGGTCTACAATCTCTGCGTGGCATTGCACAAACACGTCAAACGCACATCCGGACTCCGTTTCATCGCGGTAACCTGCCATTCCGATATTATCGATTGGTTGCAACCTGATTGGGTGTATTCCACGGATGATATGGGAATGATCGACCCAAAACATTCAAGCCCGCTTAACGGCGGTTCACCGTCGAACGATGCGACCGAAGCGAGTGGGCAAAGTTTAAGCGATATCATTATCTGACCGGACATCTGAATAATCGTGCCCGATGTTGGGAGGTCAAATACTGCGGGAAGCCCGTTGGCTTCTGCGCGGTAATCACCATGCCCCGATCTAACGGCACCGCGATGGCCCGTATCCACCGAATCGTTATTCACCCGGACTGGCAGGGAATCGGACTCGGAAGAATGCTGGTCACAACGGTCGCCAAGCATGTAAGCCTCCAGTATGATTGCTTCCTGCAAACCTCAAATCCAGCAATGAAACACGCGCTGCTGCACTACGACGATTGGAAGCTAACCCGGAACAATATCAACCTTTTTAATAGGAAGCACGCGGTAGAACTCGCACGTAAACACAAGCCTGACTTCAGCAAAACATCTCGTCGTGTAAAGACCGCTAGTTTCGTTATCAGGAAGCACCGATGAAGATAGCTAAACCGTACCGTGATCTATGGTGGTGGCTTCACTCTGAGACGCCACCATACCGGTATTACTGCTATTCTGGTGGCCGAGCTTCGGGAAAGAGTACGAGCGTGGCGCAAAGTCTCATACTTCGTGCCGCCTCCCAGCCGATCACGGTATTGTGCGCCAGAGAATTCCAGAACAGCATCACCGACTCTGTGCATAAGCTGCTGGCTGACACTATCGAATCGTTCGGTGTCAAGGGTTTCGAGGTCACACGCGACGCCATCCGCCACATCAACGGCAGCATGTTCATCTTCCGAGGACTGCATAATAATCTGCAATCGATTAAGAGCATCGAAGGCGTGGACGTGTGTTGGGTCGAGGAAGCGCAGACCATAAGCAAGGAAAGCCTGACCACGCTTATCCCGACGATACGCCGCCCCAACTCCACTCTGATCTACACGTGGAACCCGCTGACCAGCCACGACCCAGTATGGTCATACTTCATTACAGGCGACTCTGAAGAGCGACGCCGCCAGACTTGCCATTGGCACACCACTTACAACGACGTGCGCCGATTGTTGAGCCAAGACGTGCTGGACATGATACGAGCCGACCAACAGTCGGCGGACTACGCACACATCTGGCTAGGCTTGCCGTACTCCGATACCGATAACCAGTTAATCAGCGACAATATGATAAGCGAAGCTGTCCAACGTGAACCATTGGACGGGCTTGTGACGTTCGGCGTGGACGTGGCCCGATACGGCAACGACCGTACGGCGCTCTGCATCAAACAAGGCAACCGAATTAGCATTCTGGAATCTTGGACGCACAGCAGTATCGTGGACACTGCGGAACGCATCAAACTCCGAGCCGCCCAGTACAAGCCCATCGCCATCCGTGTGGACGATACCGGCGTAGGCGGAGGCTTGACCGACCTGCTTAAGACAAACGGTCTGCCAGTGGACGCCATTAACTACGCCGGTAAGGCGAAAGACCCACAGTATCCTAATATTGCCAGTGAACTATGGTTCGATTTCGCCACGATGCTCCCGACGCTCAGCATTAACTCCAGATTGGATGACTTCGCCAAGCTCTCCACCGAGTTGACCACGCGACGTTGGAAAATCACCAGCAGGAACCAACGCCAGATCGAAAGCAAGCAGGACTACAAAGACCGGGAGAATCTGGGTAGTCCCGATCTGGCAGACGCCGTATTGCTTGCGTGCTACGAGCCACCGAAACTGCCGTCGTGGGACGTTGCGGTCTGCTAGCTCTTTAGGCGTTGCAACCGATAAACTAGAAACAGGGTTTTATAACGAATCGAGGAAACTGTGAGCCTGCTGAACAATCTCCGTGACGGTTTTATGAGCGCTTTCGACCGTGGCCACGCGCCCAGCATGTCCCCCACACCAATGGGCGGGAACATTTGGCAGCCGATGGGCGGCAACACCATTCCCATGCACGACACCTACGACAACGTGTTCCCGTATGTGAACGCAATCGCCCAAAGGTTCAGCACGGTAATCCCCTATGCCGTGGACGCTGAGAACAGGCGCATCGACCCGGCTCCCGCACCGTTGACCGCGCTCTACGCGCCCAACGACACGTATTCGTGCTTGGAATTCCTCAAGATCGTTTGCGCCACTATCCTCACCCAATCCCACTTGGACGTACTTATCTGGACAACTAACGGGCCGGGCGGAGACATTACAGCCGACAACATCATCGGATATACGCTGCTACCGTCGAACAGCCGCCAGTACAATTCTTCTCGCTCGGACTGGTATCATCGCGTCACGATGGACTTGGGCGACGGCGAACGAGTCTACGAATTTTCCCGAGACGAAACCATCGCCCTTAGCTACTCGCAGCGCCCTAACGATCCGACGCGCGGCATCGCCCCCGCCATGACCGTGAAGAAGTGGGCCAACGTAGACGATATGATCGCCGACTATGAGCGTGGCTTCTTCGGCAACAACGCGGTACCCGCTGGAATGCTCGGCATCGTATCGGAAAACACTGAGGACTTTCAACGCAACCGCGAACGCCTCGAAAGCACATTCCGTGGCGCGGGCAACAACAACGGAATCGTCTACAACATGATTCCGGTTGACCCTATGACCCATAAGCCCAGCACCACCAGCAAACTGGTGTGGGTGCCATTCCAGAACGCCAACGATACGCTGGACTTGCAGACCGTCAACGATGTGGTGAACAACCGCTTGTCGAACGCGCTCGCTGTCCCGGACATTATTCGCGGCATCGACAACGGGCAGACCTACGCCAACGCCGAACAAGCCGAACGTGCGTTTATCGAGAACACGCTCAAACCGTTGTGCATGACGGTGTGGGATAAATGGCAGTTCGAGCTTGACCGCATCACCGGCGGACTTGGGTATGGCATCACTTTCGACCTTGATCTACCGTCCCAGACCGACATGGAGAAGGTACAGGCCGACACCCAGAAGGTACGTATCGACTCGCTCACCCAACTTCTGAACATGGGTGCCAGTCTGGAATCTGCCGTGGACGCGCTCGGACTCCCAGACTCGTACAAGCGCCTTGACTTGCATCAGCAGGCTCCGACGCTGACTATCCCAATAGCCGCAAAACGGTATAGCCGTAATATCAAACCGCAGGAAACGGCAACCGAAAACCGTATCCTCCCCGCGACACGACGCTACGTGGACAGAGTCATCCGAATGGCCCGCCGCTCCCAGAACGGATTACGCGACGATCTGGAAGCCATCGGCGACCAGTGGATAAACGACGTGGAAGATGACCTGATGACCAACCTCGCCGCCTACGCCCGCCGTACCGGCTACGAGTTGGAGCAGGTCATTACCGCGTGGACGGAAGTCCACCCCGAAAGCTCCATTGCCGTGGAAGTCGAGAACTACACTGCCGATGATTGGCGGCAACTCTACTTCTGGACTGAGCTCCCCGACCCCGTGCGTGAAGCCTACGTGGAACACTTGCGTAGCATCGCCAAGTCCACCAGCAAGACCATCACGAACAACGTCCTCGAACTGGTGAATAGGGCCGACGTGGAACAGTGGGACGCCGAACGCCTGCGTGACGAGCTCGAACGCATGGGCAACGATCACGCCGAGCTGATTGCCCGGTGCGAAACCGTGCAGTCCCAGCGGCTCGGCAGCTTGTACAGCGCCCGCAATCTTAGCGAGACTCTTGGCGTCCGACTGGACAAGGTATGGCGTACAAGCGGCGACGGCAAAGTGTGCGAATTCTGCCGACATATGGAAGGCAACCGCATCGCATTGGATGACACGTATCTGGCTGAGAACGCCAGCGTCGAGATCGGCGACCGCACCTACGTGAACAATTTCGAGAGTATGCAAACCCCGAACGGACACCCCAACTGCCGGTGCTACGAGGATTACGAGGTGGTGGAATCATGACGTATGACATCCATTGCAAACGGTGCGGACGCTACTTGGGTTCCTGCGCCCGTGACACAATGGTTACATTGAAGTGCCCGAACTGCAAAGGCTTGTACGTGTACCGCATCGTGCTACTATGGGGGTCAGAACATTAAGCCCATTAAGGACGTTCGACCGCACCACTAACCCCCTATCTGAAAGGGCAAAGATGAAGACTCGTAAGAGCTTCGCCAACAGCGGTGCCCCAGAAACCAATGGCCGTACCCTCACCTTCCTCGCCAACAGCGGCAAAGTGATGTGCGACGGACTCACCGTAGATTTGAAGACACTGAAAGCGCCGTTAATCGACGGCACTCTGAAACTCGTGTCCGACCTCACCGAGTCCGACAAACTATCTCTTCCGCTCCTGATCGACCACATGCCCAGTATCGAATGCCAAGCGGGTGCCATCACCCGACTCTGGATGACCGACGCCGGACTGATGGCCGAAGCGAAACTCAGCGAGGTAGATCAGGGCGAACGTATCCGACAGCTTGCCGCCGACGGATGCCTGACCAACAGTTTCAGCATCACCGTTGAATTCAACCAGCGTCCCGGCAAGGACGGTATCATCCACGATGGCGAACTACTGGAAATCAGCGTCGTGTATCGTGGGGCCGACCCTCGGGCCGCTTTCACCGCAATCAACAGCCGCAACAACAAGAATGGAGACACCATGAACCCGGAACTCCTGAAGAAACTGGCGCGTACCATCGCCCAGTTCAAACTCACCCCGGACGAGGCGGAACAGCTCACCGATTCCATCGGTGACATCATGCAGTCCGCTCTCGATGACATCACCGCTGCCATCACCAACCAGAAGGAAGGCGAGGGCGAGGGCGAGGGCGAGGGCACCCCGGCACCGGAGGACCCCGTGCAGACTTCCAGCGGTCGCCAGACCATCATCATTAACAAAGCCAACCACGCCGCCCACCAGTCGGGTACTGTGAAGTTCTCGCACGACCGTAAGACGTGGCTTGACTCCGACGACGCCATGATCGCGTTCGAGCGTGCCCTGATCGACACTGATAACAAGGGTGTCGAAGCGTTCCACCGTGAGTGGGCTGACACCGTGAACCGTAACATGTCGGACACCGCATCGTTCGGCGTTGACGGTGACAATGTGAACAAGTTCATCCCGACTGCGGCAATCACCACAATCGCGGACGCGCTGAACACGCGCGGTTCCGGCCTGTGGAATCTGCTGCGTAAGACCGGCATGGATCGTCTCACCATCGGCGGCAACATCGCCGGTCTGACCGACCAGACCCGTGCTCACGGCTACCCTGTGGCCTCCTACGGCACGAAGAAGAAGGAACAGGTGCTTTCGTTCGTGAAGCGTGAGCTTCAGGCCGATTACACCTACAAGTACATCACGCTGAACAAGGGCGATATCCGTCGCACCCAGCGTCCGGGCGCTCTGCTCCGCTACGTGTTGCAGGAACTCCCGAACTACATCGTCCAGACCATCGAACGTCAAATTACGCTCGGCGGCTACACGGACATGGCGCATTTCCGTTCCGTTGTGACCGACGCGGCAGACAAGTCGTCCGAGTGGAAGGGCAACCGTTTCGCGCTCTCCTACACCATGACAGATGACACTCCGCTGATGGACTTCGTGCGCGCCTCCCACATGGTTCGCGCTCAGGGCAACAAGGTGCTGCTGTGCAACGCTGACACCGTGGCCGACCTGCTGATGTCCGCAAACGCTAACGGGAATGCGTACATTGCTCTCGGCGGTGACGATACTCTGGCCCGCGCCCTCGGCGTTAACCAGATCATTACCCCTGAATGGTGGACGGACACGGACGACACCACCACTATGGGCGTCATCATGTCCGCGTCTCACTACGCGGTGGTTGGCGATACCTCCATCGAGGCTTTCACTAACTTCGCGCTGTCCAGTAACACCAACGAGTATCTTCAGGAGATTTACGCTGGTGGCGGTCTGGACGCGGAGAAGTCCGCCGTGGTCATCAAGCCGAAGGGTGAATGAGGTGATCTGCTATGACGATGAAACAGGTTCGATTCGTTAAGGCGGACTCTCGTAACCCGGTTCAGGACATCGCCGAACTAGCGGTGTTCGACGCTTCGGGTAATCCCGTTAACCCTCCGACCTCCCTTGCCGATGGCAGCGTGACGACCGCGAAACTGGCTGACAATGCTGTCACTTCCGTTAAGATTCAGGATGGCAGTATTACCGGCGCTGACCTTGCCAACAATACCGTAACCGCTGGCAAGATCGCGAGCGGCGTTCTGCCGACCAACGCGACCAAGGCAAAGGCCGGTCTGGTCAAGCAGGCCGCGCACGTTAACGACCCGGCTGGCGAAACTCCGACTAAAGCCGAGTTTATCGCGCTCCGTAACGCCTTGGTCGCAGCCGGGCAGATGGCGTCCGCCTGACACGCTACCCTAAACAGTAGCGGGACTGCACCGCAAAGGCCCTATCTCCTACAATGGGAGGTAGGGCCTAACTCATTTTCGGAAGGAGCGATCATGGACATCGACGCAAGCGTAATCGATCAAGTGGGAGAGACGGTCTACGCGCGATGGAAGGACGCCGCGCTCGCAGACCTCGCCAACATCATATGCCAAAAAGACCTATTCCCGATTACGGATGATTACGTGGGAATTGTCGTAGGAGATGGCCGCCACGTAGCGTTACCGGCATGGTATTCGGATGTGACCAACGTGCAGACCACCGACGGTGTGAAGCTCGATTTTCGCGTGAACTACGATATGGGCGACGGGTGGACGCCCGAAACCAAATACGCCAACTGTCTGACAATCGCGCAATGTCTTAATGTCGGCACGGCAATAACCGTGACCGGAACGCACGGGTTCGCCAAGCTCCCAGCCCCATTATCTTCAGTCTTGGCGGCTGTTATAGAGGCAGACCAGAACGTTCTTGAACAGACAGACCGCATCACGTCCAAGAGCATCGAGGATGTGAGCGTAAGCTACGCAACAATTAACGAGACGGCTATGGAACGCGCGTTGACCCCGTACCAGTCGCTTATCAACCAGTGGAGCCTATGCCGGAACGGAGTCCAGACTGGTGGCATTCTCTCCATGCCTCGCAAGCATCATCAATTACCGTGGTGGCTCAACGCTCAGGATTACATGGGGGGTGACTACGCTTATGGCAACGCTCTGTGACCCGTTCCGACTGTTCCCGAACCAAGTCCAGACAGCGACGCTTTGGCGGTACACGGCTCCCGGTCTGCCTAACGAAAAACTGGCCGACTTGCAGGTGATTGTGAAGCATTCAACACAGTCTGACCAGCCGACCGAATACGGTTCGCGTATCAGCAGTCGACGCTTCCATATTCAAACGGACACGGTTCCCGAGAACTTGCGGGAAAACATGGAACTATGGCCCGATCTCATGGTTGAATTGTCCGATGGCAGAGTGTACCAAGTCACGCAAGCCAGTCGCGGCGATGATATGGACATGGGGAAGACTCGGTTCATCACCGTGTACGGGAACCCGTATGGAAGGGATAGTCTATGAGCTACCGGTTACAGTTGTCCGCTGATTGGGCGCGCAAACTCTCCACCCAACAGCTGAACAAGGGCGGAGTGAAAATGATGACCGACATCCTCAAGATGGCACGTCAGAACGCTCCCGTACTCACCGGCGCTTTGCGTAACAGCGGACGCTTCCAACAACTTTCCACAATGAAGTGGCGTATCACGTTCGGCAACAGTCGCGTGCCTTACGCTCGTATCCGCGAACACACGAACCGGTTGCACCCGAACACGGTACGCTACCTCCAGCGGGCTAGGAACACTGCCGCTAGCCGTGCTAAATCATATTTCAACCTAGGATAGGAGCGCCATCATGATTGATCTGGCCATGTGCATGACCCTCAAAAACGAGGGTTTCGGCACTTACGGAAAGACACTGTTCTTCGGCACCAGCCCAGTACTGGACACGGGTAGCGTCACGAACGCCGAGGGCATCTGGGTCAACGCGAACACGGTTGACATCAACGGCGATCTGTACACCGATCAGCTCACTATCAGTAGCCGCTATTTCGACGTGATCGAACAAGGCCGTCTGATGCTCCGGCTCCTGCACTTCGTCAACAATCGTCTGCATGAGTATTGCCGACTGACATGCAACCCCATCGCTGATATTGACTTTGTATCAATCCGCGTGCATCCGGCGACCGCAATCGACATGGACGCCATCGACGGGGAAGGACGCTGGGTGAAAAGCATCCGGTTCAACGTGGATTACAAACTCTCCCCCGAAACGGTAGAATAGGAACCGTCCAATAGTCGCGCGTGTGCAGTCCCGCCCGACGAAAGGACATTACAATGGCCTCCTACCCCCTTATCGGCAAAAAGACCGTCTACATCGACGACCTCGTAATCAGCCCCGACTACGTGCAGGACGAAGCTGGCAGCATCACTCTGACTCCCGGCACTACCGAGGTTGCTTCGCAGTCCGGCACCATCAACGTACCGAATGGCTCATATGAGGAAATGAGTTTTGAGCTGAACATTATTTGTCCGAGCGTCCGCTACCTCGGCATGCTGTTCCCCGAGCTGTATCACAACGCGAAGTTCAAGCGTGTTATCTCTGGTTTGATGTCCGAGACGGGTCAGGTGCGTTTCGGCGGCAACGAATGCGTTTCCAACACTCCGCGTGACATCATCATCCATAACGTGTGCGATGGCCATTCATCGGCGCAGGACTTCCGTATCCCGCAGGCGCTAATCAGCGCGGGCGGCGAGTTCACCGTGAGCCTGTCCGACCCGTTCGTGGTTAAGCTGTCCGGTTCGATGGCCTCCGGCACGAACGGTGCCGTCGTCATGGGCGAACTTGATCTGGATAACCCGTCGTACTACGACGAGGATTCCGGTACCATCAAGAAGGAGAACGTTCAGGTCACCGCGCTTACCGCGTCCCCGGCGAACATCTCGGGCAAGGTCGACGATCATGTGACTGTGAATGTGATGGCGTCTCCGAATGGTGCGACTGGTACCATCACCGCCACCGTAGCTGAAACTACTAAGGCTGTCGCTACGGACAACGGGGACGGTACTTGGGATATTCAGTTGAAGCAGACTGGTACGGGTACCGTCACGTTCAAGGCTGGCACTGTTCAGACCGTGGTTAACTTTAATGTCGCCGGTGCGTGAGCATAAGTAACGCCCGCCACCAGAATTTTAGTGGTAGCGGGCGCAGGAGAGAAAAGGTCCCGAGAAAAGCAACATGATTCATAATACACACGATTGGAGCAAATATAATGACTACCCCTGTTTTGAGCATCGACACCCGAGAAGCGTTCCGCACCCTCACCGTGAAAATCGACGGCACCGTGTACACCATGCGACCGCTCGGCTCTAAGGACATGCTCACGATCTTGGATAATGCGGAGACAATCGATAAGCTGAGCGCTGGCGTGGCTAACCGTGAGACTTTGGAAACCGCTGAAAAGATTATCTTCCCGTTGGTCGAATCGCTTATGAG